GGAAGACTTTACTCCTGATTACGATCAAATGTTATTTTACCTTCCCCTAGCAGGCTCTACATTTAAAAAAGTTTATTACGATGAATTGATGGAGCGTGCCGTTTCTAAATTTATCCCTGCTGAAGATTTGGTTGTTAATTATATGGCAACAGACTTGGATAGCTGTGAGAGAATATGTCAAGTCATTAACATGAGCTATAATGATTTTAGAAAAAAACAAGTTTCTGGTTTCTACAGAGATGTAGAAGTTTTACCTTCTGAATATGAGCAAGATGAAGTTAAAAAAGAATATGATCGAATTGATGGATTAAAACCTAGTTATGCAGATAAGGTTGTTAAGTTATATGAGTTTCACACTTCTTTAGATTTAAAAAACTTTGAGGACGAAAACGGAATTAAAATTCCATACATTGTTACGATCGAAGAAGGTTCCGGTAAAGTTGTAGGCATAAGAAGAAACTTTGAAAAAGGTGATGAGAAAAAAATGAAGAAACAATATTTTGTTCATTACAAGTTTCTACCTGGCCTTGGCTTTTATGGTTTTGGTTTAATACACATGATTGGTGGATTATCGAGAACAGCCACTGATCTTTTAAGACAGTTAATTGATGCAGGAACTTTAGCTAACTTACCTGCAGGATTTAAATCAAGAGGCATTAGAATTAGAGATGATGCAGCGCCATTACAACCTGGAGAGTTTAGAGATATCGATGCACCCAATGGTGATCTTCGAAACGCTTTGATACCTTTACCGTATAAGGAGCCATCTCAAACATTATATAGCTTATTGAGTTTTGTTGTACAGTCTGGTCAAAGATTTGCATCCATAGCAGACATGCAAGTGGGAGATGGTAATCAAAATGCTCCGGTAGGTACGACTATTGCATTATTAGAACGTGGTTCAAAAATTATGTCAGCAATTCATAAACGTTGTTATTATTCCCAGAAAAAAGAATTTAAACTTTTATATCAAGTGTTTGCTGATTACTTACCTGACACTTATCCTTACTCTGTAGAAGGTGGAGATAGAACTGTCAAAGCAAAAGATTTTGATGATAGTTTAGATGTTTTACCTGTAGCAGATCCTAATATATTTTCCACAGCACAAAGAGTTACTTTGGCTCAAACAGAATTACAGTTAGCTCAAAGTGCACCTGATCTTCATAACATGAAAGAAGCTTATAGAAGAATGTATGAGGCTTTAGGAATAAAAGACTTAGATCAAATACTCAGAAAAGATACACCAAGTATGCCAAAGGACCCTGCAATGGAACATGCTGATTTATTAGACGGTAATTTAATGCAGGCTTATGAGGGACAAGATCATGACGCACATATTCAAAACCATTTAATATTTGGAACCAATCAAATGATTTTAGCAAATCCTCCAATGGCAATGAAACTTCAAAAACATATTTTGGAACATGTATCTTTGAAAGCAAAAGAACAAGCCTCTTTCTTAGTATCAGAAGGTCAAGTCAAAGAAGATATGATGGATCAAGTGGTTGCAAGATTAGAAGCTCAATTTATGGGAGAGTTAAAACAAACTTCACAACAATTAGCTGGTGGGGGACAACCTGATCCTGCAATACAATTAAAACAACAAGAACTTCAACAAGATGCAATGAAGGATCAAATGGATACTCAAAGAGATCAAGCGAGAATACAATTGGATGCAGAAAAACTTAGACAGAAAACTGCAATTGATCAAGCGAGAATAAAAAAGGATTATGATATAGCTGACAAAAGAGCCGAGGTGCAATACGATAAAATGACTACCGGAACTTTAAATCAAAGAAGAAGAGATGCCACTAAATAAAAAAGGCAAAAAAATTAAGTCTGCGATGGAGAAACAGTATGGCAAGAAAAAAGGAAAAACAGTATTTTATGCAGCAGCTAATAAAGGCACTATCAAAGGCGTTGAAAAAAGAAATAGTATTCGAAAAAAATAACACTTATACTGTTAGCATGGATAAGCAAACAGAGAAGCGTGTTCAAAAAATTATTAATGAAACAAGATCTTTTGTACAAGATCAAGTTGATCAAGGAGGTAATTTAGTGGAGATTGCTCAAGTTATGTTAGCAATGAGTCGAGAAGCTATTGTAGATGCTTATGGAGAACAGCTAGCAGATAGCTATATACATAGTCAAATTTCTCAGTTGCAAAATGAAGAAAATAACCCTACATTACACTAATGGTTAAAAGATTGACAAAAACAGTCCCACCAAAAAAAGGCCCTGCATCAAAGGGCGTATCTATTCCACCGGGAAAAATTATGCCAGTAGGCAAAGTACCCGAGGATAAAAAAACCAAACGAGGTTATGGAATAGCATCAAAAGGTCTTAAATTTGAAGGAGTATTTTAATGGGAATACCAGCGCAAATACTATCTAAAGTGAAAAACTTTACTTCTAATGTGAAGAAGCGAGATGTTATCATAGCTATCGTTTTCTTAGCGTTAGGAGTATATATTGGTTCTTAATAAATTATTAGGCGGCTCTTTAGTTGAAACTGTCGGAAAAGTAATCGACAGCGTTCACACCTCAGAAGAAGAGAAGTTAGCTGCAAAAACAAAACTCAAAGAAATAGAAGCTGAACTAAGCAAAAAACAAATGGATATTAACTTGGCTGATGCCAAGTCACAAGCTACAGGCATAGGCGGTATAATGCAGCGGTCGTGGAGGCCCCTAATCGGGATGTCCTGCGCGTTAGCCATAGCGTGGGAGTTTGTAATAAAACAATTTTTAGTTTTTGTATTAGCAGCTTTTAGTGTTCAACATAACCCTCTTCCAGAGCTTGACATGTCGACTTTATTCCCGCTTGTTACGGCGTTGCTCGGAATGGCCGGGCTCCGTAGCTTCGAAAAAGCTAAGAAAATTACAAAATAATGGAACATTTCGATTATAAAGTAAAACAATTGATCTCTAAGAAGATAGATCAAAAAAGAGATGACTTATTAAGCAGGTCTGTAAAATCATTTGATCAATATCAATATGAACTAGGTAAACTTCATGCACTTGAAGGATTGATGTTGGACTATCAAGATTTATTAAAAGAGGTAAATAAAGATGAGTAAACTAATAGTTCCTAGCTACTTAAAAGGAAAAATAGAAAGTAAGAAAGAAGAAAATAAACAACCTGCTATGGATAGAGTTCCAAAAGCAACAGGTTGGAGAATAGTAGTTCTTCCACACAAAGGTATAGAAAAAACAAAAGGTGGGTTGTTATTAACTGATAAAGCAATTGAAGAACAACAACTAACTACAAATGTTGGTTTGATTTTAAATATGGGACCAGATGCTTATGCAGATAAAAATAAATTTCCAAATGGACCTTGGTGTAAAGAAGGTGATTGGGTGGTTTTTGCAAGGTATGCAGGTTCACGAGTCAAAATCGAAGATGGTGAAATAAGAATACTTAATGATGATGAGATTTTGTCTACGGTAAAAGACCCAACGGATATATTAACTTTATATTAAGGAGAGAAAAATGGCTGAAGAAAAAATGGTAGACCTTGACACTACAGGAGAGGGTCAAGAGGTTGAGCTTCAAGAAGAAGAATCTACTAAAGAAGAGAAGGTTCAAGAGGAAAAAGTAGAGGTTGCCTCTGAAGAAAAAACAGAAGAGCCTAAAGATGAAGATGATTCTAAAGACGATGGCTTAGATAAATATTCCAAAAATGTTCAAAGAAGAATTAAAAAACTTTTAGATAGAGTAGAGAAAACTGAACAACGTGAGAAAGAAGCTCTTCGTTTTGCAGAAAGCGCTAAGAAAAAGTACGAAGAGTATGAACATAAGATAAAATCTTTGGATGAGAATTATATTTCTGAATATGAAAACAGAGTTAAATCTCAAATAGAACAAGCCAAAAAAGCTTTGACTGATGCAAGACTTAGTAATGATGTAAGTGCTGAAGTTGATGCTCAAAGAGCGTTAACTAGATTAGCCATCGAAGAAGAAAGAGCATTAGCTTCTAAACAACAAAGAGAAAACTTAGAAAAACAAAAAGAAGGTTTAATGGCTGAGAAAAAGGAAAGTGCTCAACAGAGTGCTCCTCCTCCTCAACCTGACCCTAGAGCTGAACAATGGGCATCTGAGAATGAGTGGTTTGGTAAAGATGAAGCAATGACGTTTACTGCGTTGTCTCATCATAAAAAATTACTTAAAGAAGGTTATGATCCAAAAAGTGATGAATATTATGCAGAAATAAACTCACATATAAGAAACGAATTTCCACACAAGTTTAAAGACAAAACTGTTGAGGAAAAAGCCCCACAGGTAGTAGCTTCTACCTCAAGAACAACAAAAAATGCTAATTCTAAAAAAGTCAAATTAACTCCTAGTCAAGTTGCTATTGCAAAAAAATTAGGTGTACCACTTGAAGAATATGCAAAATATGTATAGATTGGAGAATATATGGTAAATAAAACGCTTAGATCTAATGATACTAGGGAAAAGACAGCTCGTAAAACAGGTTGGACAAGACCTTCATCATTAGATGCACCTCCTGCACCAGACGGTTTTAAACATCGATGGATTAGGGAATCAGTTAGAGGTTATGATGACAGTAAAAATGTCATGGGTAAATTACGAGAAGGCTGGGAATTAGTTCGAGCTGATGAGTATCCTGACTGGCAACTTCCAACCATAGATGATGGTAAACACGCTGGAGTAATAGGAGTGGGTGGGTTACTGTTAGCCCGAATGCCAATAGAGACAGTTGAAGAGAGAAACTCTTATTACAAAAATTTAACCGAGAGCCAAAAAGAGGCTGTCGACACTGACCTATTGAAAGTCGAAGATCCACGGATGCCGATCAGTAAACCCCAAAGACGTACCAAAGTAACTTTTGGCTCAGGAAACAATTCGTAATCGGCACGGTTTGTTAAACGACCACTATTAATAACGCATATTACAAAGGAGTAATATTATGGCAAATCAACAAGGCAACTTTGGATTTCGTCCAGTGCTTATGCAAGGTTCCGCTTATAACGGACAAGGTCAACAACAAATGACCATTGCTAGTAACGAAACGAACTCCATCTTTATGGGAGATCCTGTCGTGCTTAACGCAAACGGATCAATCTCAAGAGGATCAAGTGCTGGTGCTGAATTGGTTGGTGTTTTTAATGGTTGTTTCTATACAGACCCAACTACACAAAAACCAACATTTTCAAACCACTATCCAGGTGCGATTGTAGCGAGTGATATCGTTGCAAACGTAATCAGTGATCCTGATGTCATTTTCGAAGTCAAAGTAGATGACGCAAATGGCGGACGAGCTCAAGTTGGTTCAACTGCTAACATCGCAACATATGCTGCAGGATCTACCAAATCAGGTATTTCAGGCGTAGCATTAGATGGTAGCACATTTGCAACCAGCAACGCTTCCAACTTCGCTGTATATGATCTTTCAACAGATCCTGACAACAGCGACTACACTGTAGCTAACGCTAACATTCTTGTTAGAATTAATAAGCATCAGTATAGAGATACAACAGGAGTATAGACTATGGCTATATCTAGAAGTCAACTCGTTAAAGAGTTGGAACCAGGTCTAAACGCACTGTTTGGCTTGGAGTACGCAAGATATGAAAACGAACACGCAGAAATCTTTGACAACGAAACCTCAGACAGAGCTTTCGAAGAAGAGGTAATGCTATCAGGTTTCGGTTCAGCACCTACTAAAGCAGAAGGCGCAGGCATATCTTTCGACACAGCGGTTGAAGCTTATACTTCACGTTACACACACGAAACAATTGCATTTGGTTTTGCAATAACAGAAGAGGCTATCGAAGATAATCTTTATGATCAGCTTTCCTCTCGTTACACAAAAGCTCTTGCAAGATCAATGGCAAACACAAAGCAAGTAAAAGCCGCTGATGTTTTAAACAACGCTTTTGCTGGTGCAGGTGCTGCAGGAACTAGTCCTGGTGGTGACGGTGTATCACTTATCAATACACAACACCCATTAGCACAAGGTGGTCTGTTATCAAACAGATTAGCAACAGACGCTGATCTTAATGAAACATCACTTGAGCAGTCTTTAATTGACATTGCTTCATTCGTGGATGAGCGTGGTCTTAAAATAGCCACTCAAGGTAGAAAACTTATAATTCCAAAAGAATTACAGTTTACTGCTGACAGATTAATGGCTTCAG